TTACGTTTGACGTTGCCATTGTTGTTTACCTCGTTATGTTTTATCTAGTATCGATCAACCTCTACCGACTACTTCCTCAAAAGAAACACCCGTCTTCGTAGCAGTCACTGTGACAGTTACGTAGTTAATAGAGCGGGTGGGCTTGAGGTATAGTTCAGCAACGAATTCGTTCCTGTCGATAACTTCAGGAGTGTTGTTTGTTCCATCGCAAACAACTAGATAATCTGTTACTCCTCTACGTGCTTGAATCTCAGAGAGATAAGAAGCAATAGCGGAATTGAAATTAGAACGTGTTACAGCATCGTTCTGCTCAAAGATTACGCTTTCTGCAAGAGCTCTTGCTCTCTTCTCAACATTAAGGAAGAGACGGCGAACGTTAATACGATCGAATGCAGAAGGTGAAGCGAGACCAGTCTTATCTCCAAAGAGAACAGGACCAGAACCAGGGAATGAAACAATTGGGTTGATTCTATTTGTGTAGAGATCATCGCGTTGTGCTTTGTTGGGATTGAATGCCAACTTAACAACGTTTTGCAAACCACCACGGTTTAGACCTGCTGGTGAGAACCAGTCATCCAAAACTGCAGAAGTTGAAACACACAAACCAGCAACATCACCGTTGCAACCAACATAACGATACTTATCGTTAAAGCGATCGTATGTATACTTAACACCACTGTCTAGAACAACATAGGAACTAGAACCAATGTTTTCAAAGAACTCTAGTGTATTTGCTAGTTGTTGTGTTGGAGTTAATGCACTGCCACCAGAGGTTGCAATTTGAGCACCCGTCCATGGTGAGATGAATGCAACACAATCTTTTCTGCTATTAGCAACAGCAGCAACAGAAGATGCTTTAGCAATTGTATCTGTTTGGTCAGCAGCATCGCCACCCATAAGAACAAAATCAACTTCCGTTGCTTCTGTATCTAAGAATAGGTCGTATGCAGCACTAACTTCGCCAGCAGTATATGCATAGTCATCAGTACCACCAGAAAGAGCTCCACCTGCAGTAGGAAGAATTCTTGCTAATACTAATGGAGCACCAGAAGTAGCACCATAAGATGCAGCAGATGCACCAGGATCTTCTCCGGCAGTTGTAACTTCCGATGCGCTTAAAACAGCACCAGCGTAGATGTAACCAGAATACTGATTTACATAATCCTTCCAGTAAGTTGAATTGCCTTCGGGAGACTTACCATCTGTAAGTTTGGAGAGATATGTCATTCTCTCAAGAACTGTATTAGTTGCAGTATCAATTACAGCAACATGCACTTCGTCATATGATAAGAAACGCTCTGTAGCATAAGCACTAGTGCTTGGACGAGGAGCAATTGATTTGAATGTCAAACCAGTTGCGCCAATCTGGCGTCCGTTCCAATCGGATGCTGAATATACAACAGCGGTATCTCCTGCTTCAGGAGTTGGAGCAGCACTTCCTTTGATAATTCTGAAACTGTTAGCACCATTTAGTTCATAAACTTCATGTGCTACAGAATTGTCATCGGTGTATGTGTCACCAACTGTTAGACCATGAGCGGTTTTGTTGATGGTGTAATCGGGACCTCTGTCTACGATAACAACGCTAAGGTTGTTTCCATCTGCACCTGCATCTCTAGCAGCAAATTTTTCTGAAGTTACTCCAGCATCAAATGCATCCTTATCAGCGATAAGAACACCAGTGCCAGATTCTGTTGCGTTAACAACTGCAGTTGCTGCACGAACAACTGATAGTCTTCCACCATAACGGAGGAATTCTGAAGCGACCAACCAATCAGCGGCATTAGCCTCAGATGGTGCTCCAAATGTGTCGATTAGTTCCCTTTCGGTACTAACGTTTGTAATTTTGCCTACGGGTCCTTTGCGGAATGAGGAAGCAATAGCGCCAGTAATAGCTACATCGCCTACAACAACTGCATTGGACAAATCACTCTCTCTAATAACAACACCAGGCGAGACTTGACTTGCCATGTTTTTACCTCTTAGATATCAAATTTATCTAAAGGTATTTAGATTTTTGAATGTTTCAGAGGTGGTGAACTATGCATGAACTACCAGTCAGGATAAATTTCTGGTCCGAATCTAGGGACAGGATCATATGGTATGTCTGGTTTATCTTTCCTCTTTTTTCTAGATTCCATTACCCTTTTGACAGTACACTCCTTACATTCGTATGCGTATGCTGATGGATGTCCTTTCTTAGTTTTTCTGGTAAGATAAAAATCTTCGATAAGATCTTTCTTAATTCCACATAAGTTACATTTTCTTTCTTTAAATATTAAATGTTCTAAAGAAAATTGATCTTCAATATTCATTAGTAATTCCACATATATCCAACTTCTTCTTGCTTGTCTCCATACTCCCAAAGATTACCATCCCCATCAACGTAAGTATCATCACCCATACCATCATCAAGAAAACCGAAGGGGGCCATATCCTGTTCTATCTGATTGCGTTGCTCGTCATAAATTCTTCTTCTAATATCCTGGTCGGTCATCTCCTTAAAGTATTCTTGCATGACTAACCATGCAAACAATACCATACACATAACAAGGTCATCATGGTATCCTTCATCTGCTTCCCATGCTTGTTTCTTTTGGACGAACGTAGTGAGTTCTTGGAAGATCTGGAAGTCATTGAATATTAATTTATCTTCTTCAATAATAGCTTTGAGATTAGAGCAACCGATCTTCTTGACCGTTACACTCATCTTGACACCTAGTTGGGTTTTTGTTCCTGAGAATCCTTGTCCCACGACTTGACCTGCTCTACCACGCATCGCACACATAAGAACGTTAGGATATTCGAGATCGTAGTTGAGAGTAGCAGCGATACTATCCCCAATATCATTTACTTCTACTAAAACATATGGGTTGTTGTATTCTTTGCAGACCTGAAAGATTACCGAGGGAAACAGTACAGGTTTAATCTCATTATTTCTGTACTTCGCAACGATCTTATACGGCATCGTGGTGATGTCAAACACGAGGAAAGCACTATAGTCGCCACCAATTCCTCTGGCAACATCGACAGTAATAATATATTCGTGATCCTTTTCGACTCTCTCATAGATATCAAGTCCAGCATTTGATTTAATCGGATCAGCGAATGGTATAGTTTGTAGTTTTGCCGGACTGATTAAAGTGTCGGCAGATCCAAGGAAGTCGCATTCAAACTCCTGCGCGAATTGTCTTGGAGATGTGTTCTTAATAGTCTCTTCTTTCCACTTAGCATCTCTGCCAGGAACTTGAGACCAGTGAACTTCGTTAGTAGTATAATCATTTTTACCACGCCTAGCATCCTCCCACATCTTATAGAAGTGATTCATGCCGTTAGGCGTAGAGATAATAATTACTTTCGTTGATTTACCAGAAGTAATAGTAGGATAAACAGAGGCAAAGAATTGCTCCGCAACATGGTTTGGAACGAATGCGAACTCATCGAGGAAGAGAATGTTAAACGACATGCCTCGGACAGCACTCGCAGATGTAGAAGCTGCCAATATCTTACTGCCATTCTCTAACTCCACATTACCTTTGTTCCATACCAATACACCATGCTGCATCCACTTTGGTAGATTCTCGTAAGCAAGTTGCAGTCTTCCTAGCAGTTCCCTAGCGGTAGATGCCTTGTTTGCAAGAATACCAATATTAACACTATCGTAAAAAATTGCATAATAAAGAAGATAAGCGACAACAGTAGTAGACTTTCCTGTTTGTCTTGGGAGCTTTGCGATGTTGAATCTTGTCTCATGAAAATCACTCAAAATCTTTTTTTGAAAATCATACATCTCAAAAGGCACCAAACCTTCGTCAAGAGAGATGATTTTTATATAGTTCATCGCAAAGTAAATAGGATCATTTTTGCACTTGATCCACTCATCAATTTGCTTCTTTGTAAATTGTATTGGGGTTCCCGCTTTTTTCAGGTTGGGATTACCCAAATATACATCATTACCAGCTGCCAAAACAAAAACCTAGTTCATTACTGGTATTTATAGTTCATCAAATTTATCACGCAAGTCTCCCATAGCATCTCTCTTTGCTTTAATAGCACCATCAATGAAACCAGAACGATATTCCCAAGTAGTTCCACCCTCCTTTCCTTTTGATGGGTTGATGCATTGATGGTCACCTAGTTTGTTGCAAACCAATCCAGCAAGATCTAGTTCACTTCTATCGTATGATGCGGCTGTGCCACTAAACACATGTTTGCCGTTAATCCAAATAGCACCACATTTAGGACATTCTTTTCTCTCAAGTTTGAGATCTGACAGTTCCTTATCGTTGGTCATCTTTTAATTCCTTTGCTAGTTTGTTGAAGTTGGGTAAGTCCTTTATTAATTGTTGTTCTAATTTACGTCTCATCATAAACATTCTAAATTGAACCCATTGCCATCTGATCATAAGATCAAAGTAAGCAAATAGACGCATAGTTTCTTCCACGCCAGCATACGCTACCATGAGAACAATGAGAGTGATGATTACATATATGCCAAGCATGATAATATTCCACTACAAACATTATAGTGTATGTAGTGAAAAATATTGTATCGTTAGGCTACATTTTTATAAGTGTTGGTTTACACTCATTCTACTAATGTTCCATGCTCACGGCGAATCTCTTTCAGTGCTTCGAGATTCATATCTTTAGTTCCTCCATCATAGGCGTGAGCGTAACCTTCAATAATCATTTGCTCGTTAAGGGACACACTGTCGTCCCCAATGTAAAGCCAACCCAGAAGACGCCCGTATTTGCCAGTGCCACCAACAAGTTCAGTCCTAACAGACAACTCATCATCACCAGCCAAAGTGCCTTCGAGTTTCTCTTTGAGCCAGTTTGTTGCGTCGATTCCAAGTGCTTTCTCCTCTAGATTTCTCGTTCTTTTCTCTGGCGTATCAACTCCTGCAACTCTAACTCTTTCTTTCTTGTATAAATCAAACCCGAGGTCGATAGTAACGTCAATAGTATCACCATCAAGTACACGATTGATCTCCGTCACTCGGAAGTTGTAGCAGCTCTTCCTGCTCGGTGGTGTCAATGCTCCCATGAGATTCTCTTTTATCAACTCCTAGTATATAGTAGATACTATAACCAGCCATACAAAGAGAAAGAAAAACCATAAAAATAACCGACCACACAGGATCGTTTACATTAGTATGTGGGTGTAATAATAAATTCATTTTTTAACTGGCCAAGTAAGTTCCATTCCTATTGTGAGTAGTAGAACAAATCCAAATACAAATATAGTAATCATAATTTATTGAAAATATATATCATCAAAAGATGGTATCAGTTGATATGCCATTTTATCTCTCAACTTATTAATACGTTTTTCGTCATATTGCTGAAAGTTTCCTCGCTTCTCAACTTTTTTATAATAGTGTAATGCATTGAGTATGATTGTATAATCCTCCATACTAAGTTCAAAGTTCATAATTGATTAAATCTATAGTCCAACATGATTCTGTATAAAGAATCTCTCATATACCATAAATGTTCTTGTTCTTCGTATGGTCTAGCAGGAGCACCTGGCCAATACTTAATAGTTTCTTGTACAGAATGATGCAATAAACGTATATCTTCTATAGTTAAACTTACTGTGTAGTCGGGTTGTTTACTCATGGGTTTCTTGGGTCTATGCCTAGGTTTTTTAGATACTCAACCCACCAGTCTTGATCTTTTATGTATCTCCATTGAGGAACTTCTTGACCATGTTCGATAACATAGTATTGATGAAGTGCATCATCGATAATCTGTGCGATCTCCATATTCCTCTTCCTCTTCGTCAACATCCTCATATGGGTTTGCCACGAAGGGTCCTCGTTTTCGTAGAGGTTCTTTTCTGACATAAGAGTTTTCTGTATTAACAGCTTCTACACATAATAATA